ATAACGCCTAGAAGTATTCAAAGAATACTAGCTAAAAATGAAATTATAAGACCAATTAAAGAAGCGTTTAACAATGCTATAAAAAGAGGTAGAGTTAAGTGGGCTTATAAGGAAAATAAGATAAAAAGGCGTACAATTAGCAAAAAGTTAAGGTTTGAAATATTAAAAAGAGATGGTTTTAAGTGTGTTTTGTGTGGTGCTACTGCTCAAGACGACTTATTAGAAGTAGATCACATTAAACAAGTGTGTGATAGTGGGCTAGATACAGTTGACAATCTAAGAGTTCTATGTCAATCATGTAACTTTGGTAGTTATCAGGCTAGTAAATAGTGCGACGCTTATAACAATGTAATCCCCCTATTTCTCATAGTGCCTTGCTTGGCTCGTAATCGTTCAACAGTTCAATAGTTTAACAATATAAGGGTTTCAAGTAGACCCCCCCGACCCCCCGAAGTGGTACCCCCGTGAATAATATATATAAAGACTGCTCTATATTTTCTGAGTAAATTTGAACTTTAGACTTGACACAATTAAATAATATCATCATAACACTAAATAACGGGAACATCCCTTTAAAAATAACAGTATGAACGAAGAAAAAGAGATCAAGCTACCACTAGCATTACTAAACGAAGTAATGAGCTACCTAGGTAGTAAACCATACAATGAAGCAGCTAGACTAATCGCAGCGGTGCAACAAGTCGCAGAACCACAAGTACAACCACAATCACAAGAAGCACCTGTGGAATTAGAAGAGAAGAAAGATGGACTAGAGGAAAGTAAAGAAGAAGTAGAGGAGGAAAAATAGTATGCAAGAAGAATACACTTCTAAAACTAAAAGAGGAGAATGTAAGAACGATAAATGTAAAAACGATAGACGACATTCCTCAGCTTATTGTCAGGAATGTTCAGATAAAAAATAACGGGGAAACAAATGTCTAAACTAAAAAAATTAGAATCAACAGAACAACTAGCACAGAAAACTATAATGATAGCCTTCAGGGACTTAGGAGGAAGCTCAGGTATAATCTATACTGGAATAGGTGCACTAAGCACAGCAAGCTTTCTTAAAGAGATAATTGAATCACTAAGACTGGCATTGTTGTTTGAATATAAAGAAGAGTTCAAGGAGACAGAATGGAAACTAGTAAATGAGAACGGGACATATCATTCTACAGGAGACAATGCACTAGAGTTTAAAAAACTAGAACCAGTACACGATCCAGAAACAGTTTCAACAACGTAACAATGAATGATAAAGAACTGTTAAAACTGATCCAAGAAGAAGCACGGGGAAACTTAATGGATTTCTGCCTGCTTTATGATAAAAATTATAAAGCTAACTGGCACCACGAGATGACAGCAGCAGCGCTAGAACGAGTTGAAGCTGGAGAAACAAAGTTACTCATCATCGAGTTCCCACCCAGGCATGGTAAGTCACAACTATCCTCAATCTTTTTCCCTGCCTGGTACCTCGGAAGGAATCCAGAGAAGGAAATAATTACTGCCTCATACTCAGGTGACCTAGCACAGGACTTCGGATCGCAAACTAGGGATGTCGTGAAGGATGCACAGTACCAGAGTATCTTCCCTAACCTAGAACTAAAAGAAGACTCACAGGCGAAGGGACGATGGAAGACTAAGGAAGGCGGGAGCTACACTTCAGTTGGTGTTGGTGGAACTGTTGCTGGGCGTGGAGCCGACATTTTACTAATCGATGATCCAGTTAAGAATCACGAAGAGGCGGAGAGTAAAACAATGAGAGAGAGAGTATGGAACTGGTATACATCTACAGCGTACACACGATTGGAAAAAGGTGGATCCGTAATTGTTATAATGACAAGATGGCACCAAGATGATCTGATAGGTAGGATAATAGATAAAGCAAACCAGATGGGAAAGAAGTATGAGAGAATCAATTTACCAGCGATAGCCACAGAAGACGAACCACCGTACCGTAAGAAAGGGGAACCGCTATGGGAATGGAAATACGATTTAGAAACACTGAATGAAATAAAAGAAATTGAGGGACTGTACAACTGGTCAAGTCTATACCAACAGAATCCAATCGCGGGAGAGACACAGTTATTTAAAAAAGAATGGTTCAAATATTATACAGATGAAGAACTGCAACACAAGAATCTACGGTACTATACTATGGTGGACCTGGCTTTAGATAACGATGACAGTGACAACAACTCGATCGTAACAGTTGCGAAGGAGAAAGATAATCCAGACCATTATATAGTGGACGAACACACGGGACACTTTAATCCAGGGGAAGTAGTGGACTACCTGTTCCACCTGAAAAATAAGTACGGGTACAGATGGATACGGTGCGGGGTTGAATCCGTAGCATATCAGAAATCACTAATGTACTGGATACTAGATAAACAAAAACAAACAGGGAACTACTTCGAAGTTACAGAACTGAAAGCACAGGGGAAAAAGGAACTACGAATTAGGGGTCTGGTCCCGATGTATATGGCGGGGGTGATGTACCACAACCCACTCATGACAGACCTGGAGGACGAACTACTCAGTTTCCCACGTGGTAAGAACGATGACAGGATAGATGCACTAGCGTATCTGCAACAGGTAATGGAGGGGGGAGAGAAGTTCAATAAAATTTCAACAGTACGAAGGAACCAGAGCTACGGACGAAAGAAAAGGAATAGTATAATAGATTTACTAAAGGGAAAATAAATATATGACATGGGAAGAACTACATAAACCATACATAGGATTACACTGGTGGTACAGACTACTAACTGGTAGGAAGTACACATATCCATTTATTGAAAAGAATGGATACTGGAAAGCCCTGAAGTCATCACCGAATAGTAATCGTAAAATAGTTGAATGTAAATTACTAAACTATCACACAAAACTTTCATTTTTTATACAGAGAAATAGAATTATAAAATATAGATAATAATAGTATGCCAGAAGAAAAAGACATCACGGGAATGGGTCCGACAATTTTTGAAATACAGAATCCGAGAATGATGCCTGATCCAAAAGATAATATGAAGAGCGTCGAAGAGAAAAATGTCTCAATATACAAACCAAGTCAAGCCAGACGAGACAGAACTGCACAGGTAAGGCAAGACCTCGCGAAGAGTGATGTTATTATGAACGAGGTGTATCCAGAGTTCAATAATAGAGACCTCATCACTGCACAGAATGATATGCAACGTGCGTTTAATACGTTTCAGGTATCAGCTTCAGATGATCCAGATGAAGCATGGCGTAGTAGTGCTATCAGACCACTCACACGAAACAAGGTCATACAAATTGCATCACGAATTACTGCTGATGTAATTTATCCTCATGTTTTTGCACAGAATGTACAGGACGAAGAAGATAAAGATGCAGCGAATGTTATGCAGGATGCTATGAAGTGGGCATCGGAACGATCGAAGTACGAACGGACATTCATGAATGCTGTAATATCAGCGCTAGTAAATCCAGCGGTTGTCTTATATGAAGGGTTTGAGAAATCACAACGTATCATAAAAGAAATAAAAGAAGATGGAAGCTGGGAGAAAAAAGTAATAGTGGACGAAGATAATAGTGGGTACATCAATGAAATCGTACCAATAGATCAACTATATATTGCTGATCCATATACTACAGATGTACAGAAACAACCGTATATTGCTAGAACAAAGACTATCCCATACGAACTAGCAGCAGAGAAGTACGGGAACAATGATATTTTTGATAAATATGTACAATCAGGAGTACGAACACTATACAATGATGAACAAGGTCAGTTCTACGATCAGTATGATGAAAATTTAGACTCACGAATGGTGGAAGAGGTTATCTACTATAATAGAGATAGAGATTTAGAATTGATATTTATAAATGGAATTCTAATTGATGACCCAGATCAGCCTATCAGACGAAAAGATAAACGGTATCCGTTTGCAAAAAATTTCTACGAACCAATTAAAACTGAAGGCAACTTTTTCTGGGGTAAATCTCTAGTAGATAAGATTGCACCAGACCAAGATGTCATCGATACACTGTACCAGATGGTTATTGATGGAACATATATGCAGTTAATGCCTGCAATCGGTATATTTGGAGCAGAAGATGTGGATGCAAGTGTAACAATACCAGGAAGTGTAACCTCATTTGGTGATCCAGATACCAAGATGCAGTCAATGACACCTGCAAACCAGATTTCTACAGGGCTAAGCATGCTACAGAAGGTAGAAAGTTCAGCTACAGAGAGTTCATCAGATGCGTCACAGGCAGGACAGTCTGTTACAAAGGAACAAACTAAGTTTGAAATAGAAACGCTGGAAGAAAATGCACGGATTATACTAGGAATGTTTGGGAAAATGCTTAAATTTCTTATAGAGGACTTCGGAGCGTTACGAGTTAGTACAATTCAACAGCATATGACTGTAGGACAGTTAAATCAGATTACAGGTCCAGATGGAAGACTTAAATTCCAGAAGCTGGTAATGGAAAATCAGATAGAAGATGGGAATAAGTTCACAAAAAAGATTGAATTCGAACCAAATGTACAGATGGAAGAGGGAATGACAGAGGAACAGAGAATGGAACAGTCATTTGGAATCATGAAAGAACAGGGAACCACAATAAAAAATGGGAAACTCACAACAGATAAGAAGATTGTGAAGGTAGCACCATCATTATTCAGGGATCTCGCGTTTAAAGTACATATTGGTACAGATTTCCAACCTATGCGAAGCGAATCAAGTGAAAGAAGAAAGTCATTAGCACTATATGATAGAATGGTACAGAATCCAATAATGGATCAAGTAGCAGTAGCCACTGATTTCCTAATCGAACCTAATAAACCAGGGGATAGCGACAAGTATATCAGGAAAGAACAGCCACAACAGGTAGGAATGGAAGGTGAAGTAGCAGAAATGCAAAAACAAGTTAAAGGAATAAGCGGAGAATCCGCAGAAATATAGAGTATGAAGAAAATAAAATCAAAATTAGTAAATTTCGTAGTAAGAAATGTGTTCAAAGGTGTTACTACAGTAGATTTCCTACGTATTGTAAAGGGTAATATTTATCAAAATGGTAAAATGCTACCAGATGATGTAAAGGAATCGTATATTAGAAACTCTAATATATTATTGGATGATACACTGAACAAACAAATAGACAATGAAATACGAAGACAAGCAGAATTGATGTTGTTTAATGAAAGTAATTCAAATGATGATATGATTTTTCCTAAAGCAGTTCTGTGGTATATACAGAAACGAAATGAAAAGTTAAAAGAGATAAGTAAGTTGAAGTAAGTAAATAAAACTAAAGATAACGGGAAACTTGGGAGTGTCTAGCTAGGCTCCTGATGTTCTTCCCGTGCATCAGGATCCTAAAAGACACCCTCAATAGGGTGTCTTTTAATAATTAAATGGTGGTGTTCCACTGGTTAAATCTATGAAAGATGAAACTATTGAGACAGAAGAAGCAGTAGAAGAAACTACTGATGCTCCCGCTCAAGAGCAAGAAGAAAACACTGAAGAATCAGAGCTCGAAGACGAAGAAGTCGTAGACGAGTCTAAAGAAGAAGAGGAAGCAGAGGAAGAAGCTACCGAGGAGGTAGATTACAAAGCTAAACTAGAAGTAGAGAAATTGAAAACTAAAAAAGCAGAGGACAAAATTGTTAAGATGAAGAGGGATGCCAAAGAGGCTCCAGAGGAAGAGGAAGAAGAAGAACCTGTGCAAACTGTTGATCCAGTTGAAATTCAACAAGCAGTAGCTACTGCAGTTGAAGCTGAACTGAGTAAGTTTAAAGCAGATCAAACTTCAGATTCTGAATCATCTATTATTGATTCTGTGTCATCAAATACTGATGAAGCAGAATTAATTAAATATCATCTTGATAATAAGATTAAGCGATCAGGGTACACACGGGAAGATATCATTGCAGATGTGATGCTATGTAAGGATATCGCTAATAGGAAGCAGAACGCTTCTGATATGAAAGAGTTGAAAGCAACTCTTACTGCTAATAATTCAGTATCTCCATCTAGTAAAGGAAGTAATCAACAAAAATCCAAAGGTGGCTCCTACAAACCAACCGCGGAAGATCAAAGAATTGCAGATCAAATGTTTGGCGGAGACGTTAAAAGGTATTTGAAAAACAAAGACTAAGATTAGACGCGGTGTCTAATTAAATAAAGTATAAAATTATGGCAGCTTTTGTCTATAAACACAACATGGATGCTAACGCTGGTAGAATGTTGAGAGAATATACTATGACTGATGCTCAAGTTTTGAGCGTTGGTGAAGCAGTTAAATTCTCATCTGGGAAATTAGTAACTGCTGGTGCTGGTGGCAATTTCTTAGGTGTTATCGCTGGTTTCGTTAAAGCTGATGGTGCTCCATTAACTGATGACGGTGCAGGTGATGACTATGATGGAACATATACTGCTCCAACTAGTAACACTGTAAAAGCACAAGTAGACGTTTCTCCTACATCTGTATATTCAGTAACAGTAGACGCAACTCTAGGAACCACCACTGGTTCTGACCTTGCAGGTTACAACATGGATATGGTAGCAGCATCTAACCAACTTGATGAATCCAGTTCAGCAACAACCGTTGCTCAATGGTTTTCATTGGGACAAGACCCAGACGCAAGTGCAGCAGACAATTCAGTTCTTGTAAAAATGCAGGAATCTGAAATGGACCTTAAATAATCTTAATTCTAAAGAAATAATATGTTAGTACAAAAATGGCAAGAATTTGTCAATGGTGTTTCTGCAAGAATCAATGAGATTATTGAAGATACACAAGAATTGGGACCAAGCTTTTTACAAACAGGTTTGTTTGAAGTTGTTCCTAACCCAGATAGTTTAATCTATCGAACAAAAGGAGTAACAGGATTTAATTACCTTCAACCTTTTAATGAGGATGGAAGTATTAAATACGATGAAACATATCCTCAGTACGGAACTGAATATGTTATGAAACAATATGCTGAGGGTGTTACTATCTCTCAGATGTTAATGAAAACTCGTCCACAAGACCTTGAAGACAAGCTTGACGAAGTTAGACAGTTGCGAATTGCAGCTAACAGAACTTTGAACAAACATGCTTGGCAGGTACTTAATGACGCATTTTCTGCTACAAACACTGAAGCAAGTTTACCAATCTCTAGATTAGATGATGGAGTATCTATGATTAGTACATCTCATCCATCAAAAGTTTCTGGTGTTGCTGTACGGTCAAATAGACTAGCAAGCGATCCTCTACTTACAGATGCTAATTTAGATTCAGCTGAACAAATGCTTCTAGAAATGAAAAATGGACGAGGATTACCTATCTCTTACGAAGGTAACTTCATCCTAGTAGTTCCTCCAGCTCTTAAAAATGATGCTCTACGAATTACAAAATCAGATTTACAAGCAGGTACACCTAATAACGATATCAATGTATTCAAAGGAATCATGGATGTTGTTGTATCAAACTATCTTGGTACTGCTAATGGTGGTTCAGATACACAATGGTTCTTATTTGCTAAGGACGCTCCAAAGAAAACAATGAAATATATTTCTCTTATTGATCCTAAGATCGAACAAGAGGTAGACTTTGATACTAAGTCTATTAAAATTTCTATTGATGGTTCTTGGGCAGCTGGTTATAGCAATTTCGAGTACGTTGTTGGTTCTGACGGAACAAATGACTAATCTATAGTTGTTTAGATATAGAGGGGAGAATTTCTCCCCTCCTCAATAATGTTTAGTTCTCTCTCCGTCGAGAAATAAAATATAAGAGATATGCGGAGACAAATAGAAAAACTAAGAAAAGGAAAGTCTACCAAGTACGAACGTAGATTTATGGAACTCTTGAAAGAGAACCACATACCTTTTAAAGCTAAAGTGATGATAGGAGGTCGAGAAGTTGATTTCCTTGTAGGTAGATATGCAATAGATATTGACGGGCACGAACAGTTCAAAGGGAAAAACGAAATGCTAGTCAAGTTAGGATATATACCACTCCACTTTAGTAACACGGGAATAACTAATAAACTAGATATAAAAAATTTATGGCAGAAATAACAAATTTTCCAAATGGAGTAAGTTCATTCGGTGTCCCTCAAATTGGTGCTGGTGTTCCTTCTATGTTTGGAACATACTATTTTGTAGACTATCGGAATGGTTCTGATGGAAACAATGGTAATTCAAAAAACGAAGCATTTAAGACTTTATCTAAAGCTTATTCTTCTGTTGCTACCAATAAGAATGATGTAATTATGATTGATGGTGATTCAGAAGTTCAAGAAGACGATATGATTACTTGGGCTAAGAATAGAGTTCATGTAGTAGGTCTAGGCGGTGGATTCATCAGTGGACAAAGAGCAAGACTTGGACAAACTACTGCTGGTAAAGCAGCAGCAATCGCAGCTACAATTACTGTAACTGGTACAGGTAATACATTTAGTAATCTAAAGATTTCTAATGCTGGTACTGATGCAGCAAGTTTAGCAGCATTAATTGATGCTGGTGAAGCTAATGTATATAGTAACTGTTCATTCTTAAAGATTTCTGATTTGGGTGAAGCTGGTGTAGCTGACGTTATAGAACGTGGTGACACTTCAACTTTCGTTAATTGTGAAATTGGATTCGATACATTAATTCAAACTGCAGCAAGACCAACATTATGGATTCATAATTCTGGTGCTACAATCTGTAAACATTTAATGATGAAAGATTGTCACTTTACTTGTGCATCAAGTGAAGCTACAAAATCATTTATTAAGGTAGAAGATTCAAGTTCTATTTCTTTTAGTAATACATTTACTAATTGTACTTTTAACAATGCCTTATTAACTACTGGTAGTGCAGCTGCTCTTAATGATGCAGTTACTTCTGGTGCTTCATTGTTAAATGGAAATCTATTATTTGTTAATCCTGCATCTAATACTACTGAATTCTGTTCAGCTGTAACAGATCAAGTAAGTGCTATTGGATTTGCTATGCCTGAAACTAACCCAGCACAATTTGTTGGTACTGCAGTAACTCCAGCATAGTTAATAATTAATAATTAAATCAAATAGATATGGAAAAGAAAAAAAAGGAAGTAGCTCCTAAAAAAGAAGTTGCTCCTAAAAAGATTAAGGAAGAATATCCTTTGAAAGATATGCCAATGAGTTCTGATATGCAGGAACTTGGATATAAAACTTTCGGAGACACTCTGAAAAAATAGACCTTATATAGGGGAGCGGGGTCAACCACTCGGTTGGCTCCCCTCTTATAAGGTTTAATCTAATAAATTAAACTAAACAATATGTTATTTGACGCACGTCAACAAAAAACAATTAGTGAGCAGAAAAGAATGCCTACTAATAACATAAACTCTGAAGCTGTTACAGATATAGCTGCTGAGACAATTCAATTATATTATTATAGTACAGGAGTTAGAACTATTGATGCTGGTCAGTTAGCTGGTGTTACAGTCATAGCTAAAATTGCTAATAGTAATATCCTAGATTCTAATGGAACAGCTACTGGAACATTCAGTGATACTTCATTTGAATTTATTACTGGAACAATACTTACTACACAAGTAGATTTCCCTTACAATACTGCAGAACAATATAAAGATTCAACACCATTAATTAAAGCAACTCAGATTATAGAAGACTTTGCAAATGGTGAGTTTTGTATTGATCACGAAACTGGAACTATCTATGGTGTTAAAGCCACAGCTGGAGTAAGTGATACTGCAAATTATAAATGCTTCATTAGTGTAACTGGTGGTGGTGGTGGAATTGCATCTGATGTAAATATAGATAAGGTTGGTGGTACTGATACTGCAGTAGATGATTCAGCTATGGCAGCTACTCCTCCATTCTTACCAGTTGGCGGTGAATATAGAAATGCAGCAACAACTTACGCAGATGGAGATGCAACTGTATTACAGACTGATGTAAACGGTAAACTTAAAGTAGCGATGGATGCAGACATTGAAATAGGTGCAGTAGAAATTAAAGATGGTACAACTGATGCACGTCAGGCTGTTAAGGTTGATAATGCAACAGCAACTGCTACTCCTACTGTAGCTTTAGTTGGTGCTCATTACAAAGCAACACTTGATACTTATACTGACAACGATGCTTCTCCATTACATACTGACGTTAATGGTCTATTAAAAATAGTAGATACTCCTAGTGCAAGTGCTGAAAATGCTCCTTCTGCTTTCAGAGTAACTGACTTAGATGAAACACCTGCTCAGGCAATTAAAGCTAGTGCTGGTAATGTATATGGATGGAATTTCTATAATCCAAATGCTTATGATGTATTTGTAAAATTATACAATACTGCAGTTGGTAGTGTAACAGTTGGTACTACAGCAGTTGTTGAGACTATACAGGTTCCTTCACTTGGTTCAGTTGTGATTAAACAAGATACACCAATTAAGTCTTTCTCAACTGCTATATCTATAGCTGCAACTAAATTAGTAGCTGATGCCGATACTACAGCTCTTGATGCTGATGTCTTTGCTCATGTCTATTATAAATAATATCTAATTAATAAAAATATAAAATTATATGGGATATAAAATAGACGATAAATGGTTGGATGATGGTACAAGTTTATCTCCAAAAACTGATAGAGAATTAATTCCTCAAGCTACTGATGGATCCGCTTTAGGTTCAGCAACAGTAATGTGGAGTGATTTATTTTTAGCAGATGGTGGAGTAATAAACTTCAATAATGGAAATCAGACAATTACTCATACAGCAGGAACTCTTACTACTAATGGAGATTTTGTAATAGCTGGTGCTTTAAGTGGAGTTACTACTCTAGGAATGGGTGGTGATTTGACGAATTATGAGCCAGTTAATGATGCTAATCCCCAATTTAGGATAGGTTCTTCTGCTACTAATGAATTACGAATTCAAGCTCAATATAATAGTGGTACGCAGATAATAGGACAGATTGATTTCATCACCGCTTCTTCGGGTGGAGAAGTCGATGATGGTAGATTTAACTTTCATGTAGACGGTGATGATATTTTCCAAATTGATAGTTTCGGGGTTGTGGTTCAAGGAGTAAACACATTCGGAAAAGTCAATATGGTAAATCTCGATACTTCTGTAAGTCCTGGGGATTATGCTGGTCAATTATTGTATTCTGCAATGAATGATGC